TCCTGTTGGCCCAAAAACTGTATCCATAAACGAACGTGCCTTGTCACCAAAGCCTGCAAAACTTCTAGAACCCGGTGTGACTAATTCCATAATAGTATCACCTAAGGATCTCATAGCATCAAGGAAGCCGCCGCTTGCACCTGCTGCATCATAAAACAAATCAACAAAGTATCTTCTTAGTCTTGTAACTGCATCTTCAAAACGTCCAAGTGTACCAGTTATCAAGTCTCTGCGTTGTTGTTCTGCTCTAGCAGCCGCGACATCTCTGTCAGTTAATCTATTCAGTTGATGTGCCGAGTCAAGTATTTCAGCAATAGCACCAGTAACACCGCCGCTCATTCTCATTTGATCAAGTTGTGCTTTACTAAAGCCGCTGGCCATTCTTTCTAGTTGCGGACCAAAGTTTGTACCAAGTTCTGAAATTACTTCATCAATAGTAGCACCACCTGCAAACATACGTTGAGCAAATTCGGTAATACCCGGAACTTGGCTTGATAATGCTCTACCTAAATCAGTTTGAGCAACTCCGTCCATAAGGTCACGCAATCCATCTGCTAACGGACCTTGTAGTTCTGTGTCAAGGAACGCAAGTGTTTCTCTAAGGTTTGCTTGTGCTTGTCCGCTTAATCTATTAAGTTGAGATCTAACACCAGCATCTTGTATTTGTCGTTGCATTGCGTTTTCAATTTCTCTACGCTGCAATCCTGTGATCTTTGCAAGTTTGTCAAGTTGTAATATGTAGTTCGCTGCGGACTGTTGTTGTGCTGCATCAAATCTTAATGTTTGACTACTGCTTCTACGTTGAAGATCTAAAAATCCAACTAACCCTTCGTTTACATCTTCGATAGTAAATCCCATTTCAAAGAACTGTTGTCCAACTCCTCCTCTGAAATTTCTACTAAACTCTCCAAGATTTCTAGCGCCTTGGGTTACAGTGCCGCCAAAACTTGCAAGTGTCTCTGAATTTCTTCTAACCAAGTTTGAAAACTCATCAAGTTCCATTCCGCTGTTGGCACTTGCACTTATCATATCAAAAATGCTGTTGTTAAAACTTGCTCCTACGCTCGATAAACTTCTCCATGTATCAATGTTTTGATCAAGATATCTAGTAAGTTGTGTAATACTAGCATTTGCACCAAATATTGCCGAAGAGAAATCGCTTACACGTCTTCCGCCAAACACAAATTCTTTAGCACCTCTGCCTATACCAGAAGCGGCATCTTTCATTGCTTGTGTAAACTTACCTGTTTCTTTGGTTGCTTCAGTTATACGTCTGTTGTATAATTGTTGGGCACGGGCAGCGGCAGAAGCACCAGCACCTTGAGTTTTGCTTTGCTTTTCTATTGCCGATAGCAAGGATAATAGCGTTGCTTCACTGGCAACACCTTCGAACCCGCCTACGTTCTTAATTTCAACTTCATCAACCATAATTAACTGCGCACTTTTCTAATATAAATAAGTATATGTAAGTATTTATCCGGAGAAAAAATACTATGTCAAACAACCCACTAGCCAAACATTTTAGACAACCAAGGCTATACATTAAACTACCCAGCGAAGGTACTTGGTACCCACCAGGATCATTGGAGTTAACAGAAACTGGCGAATATCCAGTGCTTGCCATGACTGCAAAAGACGAAATCATGTTTAAAACACCTGATGCGTTATTAAATGGACAAAGCACAGTAAATGTTATTCAAAGTTGTATGCCTAACATTAAAAATGCTTGGAACATACCTAGCATTGACTTAGATGTTATACTTGTAGCAATACGCATTGCTACATACGGTGAGAAATTAGAAATTACCAGTTATATCAAAGAACTTGACGATGACAGAACTTGGGAAATTGATTTGCGTGAAGTCATTGATACATTAACTTCTCAAAGTTATGATAACATTACTTCATTTGGAGACTTTAAATTTGAGTTTGTTCCACAGAGTTACAAATCATTTACAGAAATAGCATTAAAGACTTTTGAAGAGCAACGCATACTCAAGATAGTCAACGACGATACTATGTCTGAAACTGAAAAACTTGCAAGGTTCAATGAAACATTTACTCGTTTAACTAATTTAAATATCAATGCTGTACTTAATAGTGTTGTAGCAATCAAATACCAAGATGAAGATCCTGTAGTAGACAAAAGACACATTGCAGAATTTTTTGAAAACAGTGACAAAAATTTGTACAAACATATTATTGATCACATTGATGTACAAAGAAAAAAGTTTTCTATACCAATGCAAAAACTTATGTTTACACCCGAAGACCGAGAAAACGGTGCGCCAGAATTTATTGAGATGCCAGTAACGTTTGACCAATCAAATTTTTTCGCATAAGGATCTTGGCCTGGCCGGTTGAGCAAATTCTAAAAGAGGTTGAGGTCCTTGAAAATCAAGTTAAACAAATTAAGTTTGATATTTCTAGACTGTGTTGGTATATGAGAGGCAGTGTCTCTTATACCGAAGCAATGGATATGGCACCAGACGAACGTGAAATTGTTGCTAACCTCATAAAAGAAAATCTAGAGACTGCTAAGAAAACAAATCAGCCGTTCTGGTAACGGCTGTTTTTTTATTTTGTTACTTTATAACCTGCTGCTTTAAGTTGATCCATTGCTGCTTTTAGTTTAGGATCTACACCTCCACGCATTGGAGGCATTTGAGGAACATCAGGTTGCGCAAATTTACTTTTACGTCCGCCAGCACCTTGTGATTTAAATCCGCTTTGTACGGCTTTTTTTAACAGTTCATCAACTTCAGGATTGCTCAATGGTGCTTCATCTGGTGTGCCACCTGCTTGACGAATACCTTGTAAAGTTTTATCAACAAACCCAGTCGGTAATCCTTTTTGTCCTAAGAAGTTGATCAATTCATCAGGCTGTAGTTGACCTTTAGCAATGCCACTACCTGCCATCCAAGTAGCAAGATCTTTTTTCATAGCATTTGCATCAGTACCTACATCAAGTTTTGCTTTAGCACCTGCACTACCTAACTTACTTGCTATTCCAAGACCAGCACGTTTTAACATACCCATAGGTTTTTCGTTTACTATTTCTTCACTAATAATATCATAAACTTTCATTTGAATTATCCTTAACACTGCAATGTTTGTTTATATTATTTATGAGTTGAACTACGTTCAACTGTGTTATCGCTTACGCTCAACACATATACTTCGTATTTGATTAATATTTAAAACAAGCATATGCAAAGCATATGCATTTAATATTATGTAGATTGATCTGGTCAGACGGAACCTCTTGTAAGGTTCCTCCTGCTCAAACATTATGTGAGTATCACCAGCCGAGACATTGGAAGTAGGTGTTTTCCGCTGTACAATGGGCTCTGACCTTTCCCAACCTACGTCGACATCAAAATATAGTGTATACGCTATAATTTACAATTATAGTTTGTACGCTATATTCTTACCTGCTGCTTCGTTCCTAGTGCAAACAGTTTTTATGTACAATATGCGGTGTTTCGATAGCCAACAGTCTATCTACATCAATCGGTAGCCCAATTTGTCTGTTGGCTTCCACACTCTGGTGTGTCGATCAATGTGTTACGTGTGTAGGGATCGCCTACTTTTTCCACAGCGGTATTTCTAAACTGGCCCGCCAACCTTATGTGTTGGATTGTTCTGCCTGTTGCTCTAAAAGTGCCTGACGAAGTTTGTCTGAACCGCCTACACGGACGTTAATAATACCATTATAGTATTCGTCTGTTTCTAATACACGCCTATCAAATTGTTCTCTTGCCTCTATGTAAGACATTTCTGCTCTACTTTTACAAAAGTAAAGTATCTCACGTGTAAATTTTTCTTCGCCTAATGCTTCTACGTCTGCTTGAAGTTTATCTGATGACCCCCAATAAGTTTGCCAATCAGATTCTTTGTAGCCTCTGCGTTTATTTTTTTTGCCTTTGAGAGGTGGCTTGGTTGTTTTAAATCGTGCTAGTTTTTTGCCTATGTACTTACGATTGTTTGTTAAGTTAGTAATAAGATATACAAAACCTTCAATGCCTTCGGGTATTTCAATAATTTCTTTACCTTTGTATGTCCAATTCATACTCTATGTATCGGACTTCTTTGCCTCTTCTTCTCTCTTTTGACGAGCCGCTTTTGCCTTTGGTGTTAAATTGTTTTTTCTTCCGTCTTGTACGTGTCTAATGTGTTCGTTCATTATTTCTGATCGACGAAGTTTGCTTAATTTCATAATTTGACTTAGATGTTTTCTAACTTCTCGCCTTTTTAATTCACTAGGACGTTGTTGAAACATTTCGTTTGTTCTAAAATATTCTAAGTATTCTTTTACTAGTCGGTCGTGAGTGTCGTCTTCTGTCATTCGTGTACTTCAATATCATTTTCATAACTGGTAAAGCCGTTTTCTTTAACAACTTTCATTACATTGTTAACTCTACCTACTAATTCGTCTTTGTGACTGATTAAAAATATGTTTTTGTTACGCTCTCTACCCATTTTCTTTAGGATAGCCAATGAATTTTCAACACCTGCGGTGTCCATACCGCTGTCGATAAGTTCATCAATGAACAATAAGTTAACACCTTGGTACAAACTTTCCCAAACATCGCGGAATGCAAAGGAAAGACCAAGGATAAGCCTGTTGCGTTCGCCTCGAGACAGGTTATCAAAGTCTAAATCTTGTCCTAACTGTGTAATTTCCACGTTCAAGTCGTTTTGGAACACTACTTGATGCGGCAATCCTAGTCTATCGAGATAATATGTAAGCCTGTTATTCAAATATGCCAAGTTTTGATCGATAATCTTCTTTCTAATGAAAGAATCTTTGTTTGTAAGCAGTTTTAACAAGAAGTCTTGGTGTTCTTTGAGAGAAGTTAATTGATTTACTGTCTCCCAATTGATTTCTTGTAGTGCTGTATTGGTTAAATCATCAATTTGTGCCTGGTATGGGTCTTCTTCTTGCTGTTTATTTACAAGAGTTTGACGCAAGTTATCTACGTTGTTTCTATGTTCGTATGCTTCTTTAGCACTTTCGTAGAAAGTGTTTGGACGACCGTTGATGTCTCCTATTTCTGCAAGCAAATTCATAGTTGCTTCTAGTTTATCAGCAACTTCTGTTTGATAAACCATTGCATCTGACAACTCTTTTTGCTTTCTAAGAAGAATTTCTTCTTTTTTATCTGCATGAAGTGCTTGACCACAAGTATAACACAGTGCATCGTCTAGTTCGTGAATATCATGTTCGGCTTTTTCAACACTTTTAGTTGCTCTCATTAGAGCAGCCTCAAGAGTTGCCTTCTCTTTGGTTAAACTAGTAATGCGGTTGTTTAATTCTGTCCAGTTAGACAAACGTTCGTGCAATTCTAGTTCAGTGTCGATGTCAAGTTTTTCAAATTCTTCGATTGCCAACTCAAGTTTTTCAATATCTTGCTTCTGTTTAGACTTCCATGCACGTTGTCTATTAGCAAGTGTTTCGATACTTTGTTCGATTTTCTTGTTACTTGCTTCCATTGCATTAATTTTAAGAGTTTCTTCGGTGATAAACTCTTTGGTTTCTCTTACTCTTTCTTTTAATGCATCTGCTTTTTCGCTAAGAATAGTAATACCTAATAGTTGTTCAATGATTTCACGTTGTTCGTTTGTTCTCATCGACAAAAATGGTTCGGTATATGTGTTTAATGCCAAAACATGTTTAAACATGTTATGACTCATGCCTAGCAAATCTTGTATAGTCTCTTGTGTTTTACGACTATCGCCTTGAGATTCGTCGTTTAAGTCTTCTTGTTCATGCTCATTCACATAAAACTTCAACACATTAGGCGATCTACCACGTTCAATGCGATATTTTTGTCCATCTTTTTCAAAATTAAGAGTTACAAGCATACCTTTGTTGTTTGTTTTGTTGATAAGGTTATTACGCTTGATATTTGTAAGTGCTTGACCAAATAATGCATATGAAAGTGCATTAATAATAGTAGTCTTACCAGTACCGTTGCGTGATCCAGTGTCATCACCGCCTTGATCTAGGTTCTCACCAAGCACAAGCGTTAGTTGTTCTCGGTTAAAGTCTACTGCTTGAGTGACATTACCTACACTCATGAAGTTTTTTACAGTTAAGTCTTTGATTTTAATCATTGTAATCCGTTATAAATGTCTAAAAGTGTTTTTTTGCTGTAGTTGTCACTCTCGATACTCATTATTTCGTTACTAACAATCTGATCTACGCTTTCAAATTGTGCAATATCGAGTTCGGTGTTGATTTCTTCTAGTTGTTTTTGAGGAATAAGTGTAATTTCTCTACAAGCATATTGATCAATGAATGTTTCTTTAATAAAACTTGCTTCTTCATAACTAATAGGCAAATCTAAAGTAACTCTCAAATACATATTAGGTTTGATAAGTGTATCTTTTTCGTCAATCAGTTGACTTAACTTAACTGTGCGGTACTTAGGACACTGTGACCAGTTAATATACTCTGGTTCTTTATCGTTTTCACGGTCCAGTATCATCATACCACGGTCATCATCCCAAGCATCTGCATAGTTGTGCGGGAAAGTGTTACCGATATAATGAATCTTGCCCTGCTTCTGACGTTTATGGAAGTGACCTGAGAACACATACTCTTGATTCTTAAAATGTTCGCTCTTAAGTTCACCGTGATCTGGCATTTGTACCATTGCATTCATGTAAAACGATGGAAGTTCGAAGTGTCCAAACAAATATTTTGCTTGTAACTTCTCTATACGCTTCCATTCTTCGCCTACCAGCCACGGAACTAGTGCTACATCGTCTACAACTGTTATATTTTCAATAATTGTTACACCAGGAATGTGTTTAGCAAACTCTGTGCTTTTAATATCACGCTTATCTTTGTAATATAAGTCGTGATTGCCTGCAAACATAAAAAATTGTTCAAATGCAGCACCTAGTTTTTCTAAACTGCGAATTCCTGCGTCCATTGTTGTTAAATTAAGACTGTTTCTGTTGTGATTCCAGTCACCGCAAAAAATTGCTGTCTCACATCCGTGTTTTTTGGCTGTTTCAATAAACCAATCTACAAAATCTTCACAATCTTGGTTGTGAACACGACTATTTCCTTTCATACCAAAGTGTATGTCAGTGAATACTGCTGCTTTTTTAAACAAATTAATTTACTCCATGCTCGTAACTATACTATTAGTTAAATTACGAGTTGTCAACTGAAATCTTTTCTGCTTCTGTGTAATATCTGTCACGTGCTGCTTCAAACTGTCCTTCCATTTGTCTTGTAAGACTTGGATTTAAGTTATTCATTTCTAAAATATCGTCTCTAATACTTTGATTGCGTTTTTCTACGTTAATAACACGAACAAAACTGTTTGTAACTGCTGCTGTGTAGTAAGCAAACGGATTTTGCGATTTACTTTCATCAAATTGCAATCCAATTTGCGAAAGTTGTAGTATTGCCTGCCCTTTCATTTCGTCGTTGTAAGTATATCCACGTACATTACCACGAGTAGCATAACGGTCAACAAGTTTTAGCCACATTAATGCTAATTTGTTTGTTGCTTTTCCGTGATCTTTTGAAAAATGTCCGTTTTCCATTCCTCCAGTCCAGTGACTTTTGCCCACACATATTAATTCGTCGTTCTCATTAAATTTAAAATGTTGATATGGCGGAAAATTTAATTTAATTTTATGATCTGCTACACTTTTAGGGTTCTTTTTACGACCGGGCTCTTCGGGAATATGATCAAATGTCATAACACGAAAAATTAAATCATTTTTTTCTATAGTTTTATAATCAATTTCGCATTCTGATAACTTAACACGTCTTCCGTTTGCTTTGTGATCTTCGTAAAGTTCTTGTGTTAACTTTTTAGCACGATTTCGTTTTGCTTCGGCAATTGTTCTAACGTTAATTTTACTAACACTTGTTAAAATAATATCGTATGTTGCATACTCTGGTTCTACAAAACTGCAAAATGTGTTTTTTGACTTGTGTATTTCTGCAAGCATGTCTTTGTTGTTTAAATAGTTGACTCTTTTGGCCATAATTTCTCCTAGATTTGTAATTATAATAATATACGCAGTTAATTTTGTCAACTAAATACTATTGGAGTATTCGTACATGGCAAACTTTTTAAATGGACTAAACAATTTTGTTAATACCATCAATTCAACTGCACAGCAAGTTGGGTCGGTTCTTAATACTGTAAACAATGTCAGAAATGCGTTTAGGCAAGTTACAAATCCGGCATCATTTATGTCTAATGTTAGATTAGGCAATCTTCCTGCCGGCGCTACATATCAACCTACACAATATACAACAGCAGGTTGGACCGGATTTGGTGAAGACACAGGCGGGTCAGATTGGCGTGTTAGATTAGAAGTACCTCCTATACCATATTTTCAAGATAGTGCTGTATTGCAACCTTTAGCAACAAGTAATAATTCAATGGTGTTTCCAACAACCCCACAAATCATGATTACACACTCTGCAAATTACAGTTCAATAGCACCTACACATAGTAATTATGCCTTTCCGGTATATCAAAGCAGTCAAGTAGAAGATATCACAATAACAGGCGAATGGCCTGTTGAAAACGAAATTGACGGACTGTATTGGATTGCTAGTGTACACTTTTTAAGAAGTTTAACAAAAATGAGTTATGGCAAATCGTCTAATCAAGGCGCTCCGCCTCCTCTAACCAAGTTGAGAGGATACGGCGATTTTGTTTTTAATGGTACTCCTTGTATTTTAAAACTTTTTACAACTGATCTACCTGATAGTGTAGATTATATTCGTGTTCCTGTTGGAAGTAATTTTAGTTCGCAAAGTGAAATACCTGAAATAGCAATTACTTCAGGACAATATGCTATGGTTCCTACTTTAAGTAGATTAAGTATTACAGTACAACCTGTATACAGTAGAGATAAAATTAGAAACTTTAGTTTAGACGACTATGTAAGAGGACAAAACTTCGGCAACGGAGGATTTATTTAATGTCAGACTTTTATGCAAAAACAAGTCCGTATTATAAGACAGATATTTCGGCTGGAAACTATTTAGATGTATATTCTAAACGAGTTATACCATCAGAACCAGATGACATACTATATGAAATACAGCCTCAGTATACTTATAGACCTGATTTGTTAGCATACGACTTGTACGGAAGTGCTAAATTATGGTGGGTATTTGCAGTTAGGAACATGGATACTATAAAAGATCCTGTTTTTGACTTTGTGCCAGGAAACAAAATATTTTTACCTAAAAAGACTTTGTTAAATTCTATTATAGGAATATAATATGGCTATTCAAAAAAACGAGTTATCAGGATTTGCTACTTACAACTATAAGTGGACGTTTGGTGCTCTTGGAGCAGGACAAATTAACGATCCGTCGTCGTATAGAGATAACGGCGGCGGCCTTCCTATTGCTCGTTCTGGAGGATTACCAGACAAACCTGTAACTACTTACATTGAGGATACACTTGGTATTAATGTAGAATTTTTTATCGACGATGTAGAAGTTGAATATCTTACAACAATGACACCAGGTACAGGTCCAACTTCCGCTACTCAAATAAGATTTAATATAATTGAACCGTACAGCATGGGATTGTTCTTACAAAGTTTAGTTATAGGATCTCAGCAAGGCGGATTTAGTTCACATCTTAGTGCTCCGTATGTATTAATGTGTGAGTTTATTGGATACACAGACAATATGACTCCAACAGTTGTAAGCAAACGAGTATTAGCAATAAACCTAACAAACCTCCAGTTTAAAGTAAACGAAGGCGGCTGTGTATACGAAGTTGAAGCAATTCCTTACAATCACCAAGGGTTATTAGATACTGTACAATTACCTCAAACAGATGTTGAATTACAAGGTGATACAGTTGAACAACTGTTAGGATCTGGCGAACAAAGTTTAGCATCAGTGTTAAACAGAAATCAGCAAGAGTTAATAACAACTGCTCAAAGACTTACACCTGATGTTTATAAAATTAGTTTTCCTAGAGATATCTCAAACAGTACTGGAATTTCTCAAGGTGCATCATTGGTTCCTTCGAGGATTCAAACGTTTCAACCGCTTTTAGGATTTGGAATGGGACAAGTTGATCCTGCATTAGCAAGGGCTGCTGGTATAAATCCAACTGCCCAAACTGATAGTAGTTACAGAGCAACTATACAAACTAATCCTAATGCAAATTATATCGGAAATAGTCCTATTATTCAAGATTTCAATGCATATGGTACTAATCCGTTTGCAGAAGAAAACCAAGTATGGGATCCTACTAATAGAGTGTTTACTAGAACAAACTTAACAATCGATCCTGCACGCCGTGTTTTCTCTTTCTCTCAAGGTACAAAAATACAAAAAATTATTGAGGATGTGATTTTAACCAGTGAATGGGCAACTCATTTACAAAATCTTGAAGCAGACGAAAACAACATGGTTGATTGGTTTCGAATTGATACAAGAACAACTGTTATTGATCCAGGCGAGGCAGCATTTATTGGCAGACCTGCTATGGAATTTGAATATGTTGTTGTGCCATACAAAGTACACAAAAGTCATTTTGAACCAGTAAATCAAGATCAAGATTATACACCAAATATTCAAAGTTGTATTAAAGCATACAACTACTCGTATACTGGTTTAAACGAAGATATTCTTAGTTTTGAATTAGAATTTAACAATAGTTTTTTTAGACCTTTTGCAAATCTTACATCAGGAACACAAGATGCTCATATTAGTTCTACAATTTTAAATTTGCAACAACAAGCAGGCGTAAGAACTGCACCAGCAGGCGGCCGAGGCGATGGGTATGCTGAACTAATTCGTCGTAGAGCCGATGCAAGTGCTTTAAATGCGCCTACACAACTTGCACCAATGACGTACGAACTAGGAACCAACGGTGGCGCAAGTATTAACACAAATAAAAAAGCATTAGCACAAACATTTAGTAATATTGTTTTAAACAGTGACACTGAAAATGTTGTTGTTAATTTAAAAATTTGGGGCGATCCGTATTACATGGCAGACAACGATGCTGGTAACTATAGATCGGCGCCAGGGTCAATAAATCAAAATGCCGACGGAACAGTCGACTGGCAAAGATCTGAAGTTGATATACTTCTAAACTTTAGAAGCGGTATCGATTATGGTGCAAATGGGTTACTTGCAATTGATCCTGCAAGTATGTTTAGTGGAATATATAAAGTTAATGTTGTTAGGTCTACTTTTAGCAAAGGAATGTTTACACAAGAACTTGAATTGCTAAGAAGACCTAACCAGACTGAAAATAGCATAGAAATAACACAATCGTTTGTTGACGCATTTACCAATGGTAATGTTAATGCTGTAAATCAAGTTATAAGTCAAAATTCAACAGGAGGTAGTTTAGTAACTCCTTATATACTTTCGCTGCCGCCTGAATTACAATCTTTTACTATTTTAGGACAACTAGGACAAATACAGAATATTTTCCAACTACCTCAAAATGCTATTACTGATGCAATACAAAATGCAAATGCTCTTATAAGCATAGGTAGTTTAACAGCATCTAACCTAGTTTCGACCCTCGGAGCATTGGGCATTGGCGGCGGCGCTATTGCACAAATAGGACAAATTGCAGGTCAAATTGGACAGTTACAGACTGGGTTAAATACAGCATTACAAAATGTTGGATCGATAATTACACCGCAGTTACAAGGTGCAGTAGGACAATTTGCTCAAGCAGCAAGTTTACCAGGAGTACCGACTACTCAGTTAGCAGGATTGCAAACAGTAGGAACACAATTTGCTGGTTTAGCAAGTAATACACAAAATGCAATAAGACAAGCAGAGTCGCAAATATCAAATGCATTCCCTAACGCAAGATTACCATCGATACCAAGAATTAGAATAGGATAATAATATGCCACCGGGTACACGACCTATACGAAATCAAGTCAGAAGAACCTCAAACGAAGTTGAAAATCACACAGGCCCAGGTCCGTATGTTGCCAAAGTTGTAAGCCATATGGACCAGGAATATAAAGGAAGTTTGCTTGTACAGTTATTACCTGCACAATTAACAGGGAATAACGAAAGTATAAGAGGAGAAACCATAACAGTTAGGTATGCAAGTCCGTTTTACGGTATTACACCAGAACTTGGTCTAGCAGATCAAGATTCTTATGCATATACACAAAAAAGTTATGGCTTTTGGGCAGTTCCGCCTGATGTAGGATCAAAAGTTTTAGTTATGTTTGTCGAAGGCAGACGAGACATGGGTTATTGGTTTGCATGTGTACCCGAAGATAAAATGAATTTTATGATCCCAGACGGTAGACCTGCAACAACATTAACAACTCCTGCAACTCCGCAAAACTTACAAGGCAGAAAGTTACCAGTTGGTGAATACAACAAAGCCATTACACCGGGAAACAACAACGATCCTACTACTTTTGTTAAACCATACAACAAAGACTTCACAGAAATATTAGAAGTCCAAGGTTTGTTAATGGACGAAGCAAGAGGCACAACATCAACTAGTGCTAGACGTGAAGTTCCGAGTATGGTTTTTGGTATGAGTACACCCGGTCCGTTAGATAAACGAGGTAATGCACCAACACATATGCGTGGAACAGAAGGAAACGAAGCAGAAGTCCCTTCAAATCGTTTAGGTGGTAGCAGTTTTGTAATGGACGACGGCGACGAAAAGTTTATACGTGTAACCCATGCATCAGACGGTCCTCCTCTTTATGTTAATAAAGAAGCCGGCGAAGCAGGAGGTGATGAAACAATTCCACAAAATGAATTATTACGTTTTAGAACTCGCACCGGTCATCAAATTTTATTACACAACAGCGAAGATTTAATTTATATTGCTAATAGCCGAGGCACGGCTTGGATAGAATTAAGCAGCGATGGTAAAATTGATATTCATGCACAAGACAGCGTTAGTATTATGAGCGACCAAGACATTAACTTTACTGCTGAAAGAGATTTTAATATTGATGCTGGAAGAAATATCAATATGAAAGCCAGTGCTAGATACAGTGATGGACAACCTACACTTAATGGAAAAGAAAGTGGTAGAATTCATTTAGAATCTAGATATGATACAAAAGTAAAAGTAGATAGAGATTTGCAAGTTGATGTAAAAAATGATTCAGACTGGAATACATTAAAAGATTTTAAACTTACAACTAATGCAAACACACATATTTTATCAAATCAAAACATTTATGTTACTGCTAATGTTTCGTTTCATCAACAAGCAGGACAGAGTATATTTAGAAATTCAGGATCTGATATATACGACTCGGTTGCTGGAACATTATATCAAACTATAGGCGGAAACATTGACTGTACAACAGGAGGTTCAGTTAATCAAACAGCAAATGGAAATATTTCTCTTTTAGCAGCAGGAAGTGGGTATTTAACAGGCACTAGCGGTGTACACATATTAAGCGGACAGAGTGCATATATTTCTGGTGCATCAAACATAAACTTAAAAGCATCAGGCGTTCTTGCAGGAGATGCAGGAGAAGTACACTGGAATAGTGGTATAGCAGGGTCCGCTGCCAGTGCCGACCCCGCAGCAACAACAGGTGCAGTTCCTACACCAGCGACACCAGCAACAACTGTACCTAACTTACCGACTATTACGTTACCTTATGTAATTCCAGGTGCAGAGCAGCCTTTACCTTATGAAAGTATTTTAGCAAGAGCGCCACAACACGAACCTTGGACACACCATGAAAATTATAATCCTCAAGCATTTAAACCTGAAGAAACAGATAGAGAAATTGCTGGAGATTTACCTTCAAACGATTATGTTGTTACAGTTGATACATTCTTAAAAGGAAGAACAGGTGTAACTAGTACATATGTTAATGGCTCAGGCGGCGGCGTTGCAAACAATGGATGTATGTCAAGCGACGGAACACCTGTTAGAGTTGCTGCTCCGGAAGGTAGAGATGGTGCAGAATTCCGTACAGGAAATGGTCCTCTTGCAACAGTTAGATCAAGGTCAGGTAGAACAGCAGAAGTTGCAGAAGTATTCCGTGAAGCATTCCAAGGATTTATTGACGATCTAGAAGCAACAGGATATGAAATTAGAGTAATGGGCGGCTATGCTAACAGAAACGCTGTAGGACAAAGTGTTCCTAGTTATCATGCTAGTGGTGCTGCTATTGACATTAACCCAGATCAAAACGGTTTCTTTAGACCGAGACGTAATCCTACACCGACTGATATGCCAGCAAACACTGGACAAATTGCTGCAAGACACGGTTTAGGTTGGGGAGGCAACTGGAATAGTTGTAGTGATGCTATGCATTTTAGTGCAGCGAGACGAGAAGGCGGCGCCTGGGATATTCCAAGAAATGGTAGAATTCCATTCCCAGTAGAGCAACAAACTGTGCCTAGTACAGAAACAGATAATCCAAACTTTACAGCACCGACAACACCAGAAGGATCGGATTCGAGCAACGGTAATACTGTTACAGCACCAGTAGTTGGCCCGCAATAAGGAATAAAAATGGCATATGAAATAGATCAAATAGACCGAAGATTATTAGACTTAGTTAGTGGCAGAGAATCTGCTGGTAGATATGATGCATTGTATCCTAGTACAAAAGATCCGCAAATTCCACAACTTACACTTGCACAAATTGATGCCTATCAAACTAGACGTATTAATTCGGGTATTGCAAGTAGTGCAATTGGACGTTATCAGTTTATCCAAAAAACATTACGAAGTGCTAGAGAAATAGCAGGAATTGCATCAAACGTTCAATTTAGCGAAGGTGTGCAGGATTATTTGATGATTGCTGTTTTAAGAAACAGTAGAAGATTAAACCAATGGAAATCGGGAAGTTTAAGTGATGCAGATTTTTGTCTACAATTAGCAAGAGAATTTGCCAGTGTTCCTGTTCCTTACGATACACAAGGACACCATAGGTTTGTTCGAAAAGGCGAAACATATTATGCCGGCGATAGACTAAACAGAGCAGGACACAGTGCTGATGCTTTTATTGCTTGCTTAAGAGATATTAGAAATGGCGGCCCTGGTAATATTGAAGAAATAGATATTACAACTAGCGATGCTACAAACACTTCAGCAGGTACCAGTCCTGTAACTCAAGCAGAAATACAGGCAGGTGGCGGCCAACGTATACGTGGCGGCAATCCTGCAGACAGGCCTATTGTTGGAAATACTCTTCCTAGTAATGTTAATCCATACATTTACAAAACAATTGATCCGTACGATAATCGTTATGATTTTAGAACTGGAGAAAAAGTAAGAGACTTATTAGTAAATGGTACCAATCCGATTTCTGCTAGTGGCGGGAGTGCTGATAACGGAAGACCTCCTGTTGACGATGGCGGAAGAGACGGACTATCGGGTGATCAAATACGTCAACTTGAAGAAGGTAGAACTATTCAAACTGAAGATGGCACATTCCTAACTCAACGTACAGTTGATACACCGGCAGGCCCGCAAACAGTTTACGAACGTACACGAGTTGTACAAACTCCGGCTGGACCTCAAAATGTTAGAGTTCCGTATGCTAGTGGATCGACTCAACCAAATGTTACAACAACACCTCCGGCAAGACCTGAACCTCAGTTTGTACGTCCAACAGGTCCGCAATAATAAGGTAAATATGTTATGAGTTCTTTAGAAAAAAATTTATATAAAAATTTAAAAGTTAGACAAATTGAAACTGCAAAACAAAACCCTATAATTAATAAAAGTTATAGGGGTATTAGTACTATTGCAGATTCTAAAGAATTTAGAATCAACGACCTTGCCTTAATTAAACAAGACCTTATTAATCATTTTCATATAAGACTCGGTGAAAAATTAGAAAATCCAGAATTTGGAACAATTATTTGGGATGTATTGTACGAACCACTAACTGACACATTGCGTGATGCAATTGTACAAAATGTAACGGAAATTGTCAATTACGATCCTAGAGTAAAAGTTGATAAAGTTACAGTTGATACATACGAACATGGCATACAAGTTCAGTGCAGTTTACTCTATTTAGACTACAGCATAAGCGAACAATTACAATTTAATTTTGATAGAGAAAACGGTTTAATATAAACTGCGCACTTTTTAATTTTCATAAATATTGTAATAGCCGAGGAATGAAAATATGTCATCAACTGATAGACAAAATAGACTACTTTTAAACGAAGACTGGAAGAAAATCTACCAAAGTTTTAGGTTCGCAGATTTTAAATCATACGACTTTGATACACTTCGTCGTACAATGATCAATTATCTCCGTACTAATTATCCAGAAGACTTTAACGACTATATTGAAAGTAGCGAATATCTTGCGCTAATTGATATGATTGCGTTCCTTGGACAAAACATCAGTTTCCGTATAGACTTAAACGCAAGAGAAAACTATATCGATCTAGCCGAACGCAAAGAAAGTGTTTTAAGACTTGCACGTTTAGTGTCATATAATCCGACAAGAAATAAACCTGCAAATGGTCTATTAAAATTTTCTAGCATTCAAACAACAGAAAATGTTACAGATAGCAACGGTATAAACTTATCAAATAGAAGCATTGTTTGGAATGATAGTGCAAACAGTGATTGGTATGATCAGTTTATTAAAATTGTTAATGCTGCGCTTCCAGTACAAAATAAATTTGGAAAACCTATAGTTAATGATATTGTAAACGGTGTTCCTACAGAACAATACAGATTTAATTCTTCAAATAGTACAACACCGATATATCAGTTTTCTCAAAGTATTAATGGAAAAAACTTAGATTTTGAAGTTGTTAGTACCGGAGTTGAAAATTCTGAAATAGTAGAAGAAGCACCCTTACCTGGAAACCAGTTGTCATTTTTATATAGAGACAACGGACAAGGTGCTGGTAGCAATACAACAGGATTCTTTTTACACTTTAGACAAGGTGTTTTAAAGCGTGGCGAATTTAATATAGATTTTCCTGTACCAAACCAAAAAATTGATATTGATGTAGCAAATATTAACCACAGCGATGTTTGGTTATACAAATTAGATTCCGACGGCAACGAATCAGACCTATGGACAAAAGTTGATGCAGTTGAAGGTAACAATATTGTTTATAATAGTTTAAACAAAGGAATTAAAGATATCTTCAGTGTACTAACTAGAACTGACGATAGAGTAAGTTTAATATTCAGTGACGGTGTTTTTGGCACTTTGCCAAAAGGACAGTTCCGTACATATTACAGAACAAGTGCAAATTTTGATTACGTTATTAACAGTAACGTGATTAGAAATGTTAATATTAGAATTCCATATATTAGTAAAATTGGTAGAGCAGAAACATTAACTGTTGTTGCTGATTTAAAAGTATCAGTATCAAATGCTGCTAGTACTGAGAGTGTAGATAGCATTAAAACAAATGCACCTAGTACATATTATACACAAAATCGTTTAATTACAGGAGAAGATTACAATCTAGGACCTCTTGCAATAAGCCAAGATATTATTAAAACAAAAAGTGTAAACCGTGTTGCAAGTGGTATTAGTAGATATTATGATATTTTAGATGCAACTGGAAAATATAGTAATACAAATATTTTTGGTAGCGACGGAGTTCTTTATGAGCAATACGTTGATGAAAAAACAAACTTTGAATTTATAACAAGAACTGACATTGAAAGTGTAATTGAAAACAAAATTACAGATATTCTTGAAAATAAAAATTTAAGAAATTTCTATTTGCGTAATGTTTATAATCAAAGATATGACGAATTAAATTTAAAATGGATTTCAGTAACCAGTGAAACAAATAGAGAAACTGGTTATGTTGAAGATGCCGATGGAATTGTTTATCAAGTAGGAAGTTTTACCGAAGGTCCTTTAAGATTTTTAGAACCAGAAGCAATGATTAAATTTGTTCCGCCTACAGGTTATTATTTCCTTGGGAATGGTTATACTACAGATATTAACAAAAAAGGCGCAACAGAATACAAGTGGTGCAAAATTGTCAGTATCAGCGATGACGGCACAGAAGTAACTTCTTCTGGGCTAGGTCCTATTATTATCAATGATCAAATTCCAGAAACATTAGACCTTAAACCAGTTATATCACAAATTAAGCCTAAATTTGTTAGAGATTTAATTGATGATGTAAAACTAGAAATTGTTGATCAAGTGTTTTCATATAGAACGTTTGGATTAAGATATGACAGAGAAGATCGCCAATGGAAAATCATTTTACAAGACGACCTTAATATAAATGGTGATTTTAATTTAAGCAATGCTGGCGACGAAACTGGACAAAATTTAGACAGTAGTTGGTTGTTAATTTTTGAAACAAACAACTATAATTATGAAATCACTTTCAGGACATTAAAATACATATTTGAAAGTGATAGTGAAGTTAGATTCTATTACGATAGTAATAAAAAAATCTACGATAGCAAAACTGGAAAAATTGTCAAAGATAAAATCAGTGTGTTAAGTATCAACACCGATGTTAATTCATCTTCTGGTGCAATACCTTATACAGTCGACTTCGATTGGGAAGTATCTAGCGAATACAGAGACGGCGATGGTTATGTGGACAGTAAAAAAGTTGAAGTTGTGTTCTATGACAACGACGACGACGGTGTAATAGATAATCCGTTATTGTTTGAAGAAATTGTAGATTTAGACAATTATGTGTTTACAAAACGTACTGAAATTGGCAACAGCGTGTACAATCAATTTTTAGACAAAGAAACTTACAACATTATACAAGTTGCAAGTTCAGCAAATATTGATACAACTGCAAGTAATAATCCTATATATTATATTGTTAATGATGATTTATTTTATCAACTTACTAGTTCTACAAGACAATTAACATTACTGTATGATTATCAAGCACATGTGGGACGCAGTGGATTAAAATTCCAATATATTCATGCTAGTGATGAAAACAATAGAATAGATCCTAGCAGTACAAATATTATCGATACATACATTTTAACTAAACAGTATGATACACAATTTAGAAGTTGGTTAAGGGGAGATATTTCTGTAAAACCTTTACCGATGAGCAGCGATCAGATGTACAGAACATATGGTAGCGAAATTAATAAAATAAAAAGTATTAGTGATGAAGTTATATATCATCCTGTAAAATACAAATTATTATTTGGAGCCGAAAGTCCAACAGATATGCAAGCAACGTTTAAAATAGTAAAAAACAGTGAACGTGTTGTAAATGATAACAAAATTAAATCAGATGTTATTAGTGCAATTAACAGATTCTTTGCTTTAGAAAATTGGGACTTTGGAGAAACATTTTATTGGAACGAACTATCTACATATATTATGAAAGAATTATCTCCTGATTTAAGTAGTATTGTTATTGTTCCTAATGCAACTACTAGCGAATTTGGCAGTCTTTTTGAAATTAAAGCCGAGGCAGATGAAATTTTTGTTAGTAGTGCTAAAGTAGAAGACGTAGAAATTATTAGTGCAATAACTGCTGAAAGATTGAAATCTTCAGGAAATATTGTAACAGAATATTCATCAACAAACTCTGGAGTACAGAGTTCAACAGGATCAGCAAGTAGTACATCTGGAGGCTTTATTTACTAATGGCTTATAATGACAACCAAGAAGATTTTCCTCTTCCAACACCTAATGATGACAACAGAAATTCGGCAACTTTTTTACCTAAATTTTTTAGATCTGATAGAAATAAAAAGTTTATTGATGCTACAATTGATCAAATGGTCAAACCGGGCGTTGTTGAAAAATTAAGCGGTTTTGCCGGAAGACGTTACGCAAAGTCTGCAACTGTAAAAGACAATTATATTGTAGATGTTACACCAGAAAGAGAAAACTATCAATTTGAGCCAGTAACTGTTTACAAAGACGATCTAGGAAATGTTGAACTATTAAAAAACTATAATGACTTTATTGGTCAAACAAATTCACTAAAAGGTCCTGTTTTAAATCACAGTTTGTTTAATCAACAAGAATACTATTCTTGGGATCCTCATATCAATTGGGATAAATTTGTAAACTTTAGAGAATACTATTGGTTACCAATTGGGCCATTACCGATCGGTGTATTTGGACAATCAAGAGAAGTAATTAGTACATATACTGTTACTGTAGTAGACGAAGTTGACAACTATGCATATGTATTTTCACCTAATGGGTTTACTCGAAATCCGAGAATAAAACTTTTTGTAGGACAAACATATAGATTTGAAATAAATGCTCCTGGGCATCCTATGGCTTTTGTTCTTTCAAGAAGCATTGAAGATACTGATTTAGGTGTTGCATTAGATTTAGAAGTTACTGATATCTTGTACACTAAAGGTATTAAGAAATATGTATACGATGTTGATAACAAACTTGTAGAAACAACAAGCGACTTTATCGAAGAAGGTGTTATTGAATTCACTATCGGGGAAGATATTCCCGATACCCTTTACTATGTAAGCAAGAATGATGTTAATACAAGCGGAATTGTTACATTTGCTCCTATTGAAGAAAACACCGAAATTGATGTAGAAGCAGAAATACTAGGAAAGAAAACATATAAAACTGGATCAAGAATACAACTTAGCAACGGCATGAAAGTATTTTTCCAAGGAATTGTAACTCCTGAAAAATACAATGCTGGATATTGGTATGTTGAAGGCGTAGGCGATTCGATAAAATTAATCAAAGAACAAGATCTAGAAATTCCATCAGTGTTTACAGATGAAATTGAAATACCGTGGGATGCATACGGATATGACAAATATCCGTTTGAAGATGCAACTGCGTTTGCAGGTACAAAAGATTATATTGTAATTGATAGAACTAGTGCTGATAGAAATCCATGGAGCAGATATAATCGCTGGTTCCATAAAGAAGTTATTAGAGTTAGTGCAGAAGCAAATAATCAGACAATGGATCTTGATCAAGATGCTAGAGCAAAGCGTCCTATTATTGAATTTGAAGCAGGATTAAAACTTTGGAATCATGGTAGTAAAGCAAAGAATAACGTTAACCTTATAGATGACTATACTACAGACGTATTCAGTAATATTGAAGGAAGTCTTGGCTATAATATCGATGGAGTTGATTTAACAGATGGTATGCGTGTACTGTTTACAGCAGACCCTGACATTTTTGTTAATGGAAAAATATTTGAAGTTAAATTTATTAACCATAACGGAATAAGACAAATTGCACTAGTTGAAACTGATGATACAAATCCTATAATTGAAGAGTCTGTTCTAATAACTCAAGGCGAGCAATATAAAGGAAAAATGTTCTGGTATAATGGAACAACTTGGAAACAATCACAAGATAAAACAGAACTTAATCAAGCACCTTATTTTGATTTATTTGATACCAATGGAATACAGTTAAATGACGAAACTTATTATCCTTCAAGTAACTTTAGAGGTAATAAATTGTTTTCTTATAAAGTTGGATCTGGAAGCAATGATGTTGAACTAGGGTTTCCTTTAACATATAGAAATATTGCAAACGTTGGCGATGTTGTTTATGAATTTAATTTATTAAGTGATACATTTACGTTCCAGGAAGAATTCCTTGAAGGAAATCTAGTATCTACAGATACTACTTTCTTAAAAAAATACAATCGTCAAGGTGACGATTATGTCTGGGCAAATGGTTGGAAAAAAGCAAAAACAAAAAGCAAACAACCTGTTATACGTCAATATAATGTAGATGTGCAAAAAAATAACTTTGCTATAGATGTTTTTGATAATAGCGGAACACTAACTGATCTTGTTGTGCGTGTTATTGTTAATGGTGTTAAAGTAACAAACTACACAATTTCAAACATTAACGGAATTGCAACAGTTGTGTTTGACAACAACTTATCTAAAGATGACATATTAGTATTAAAATGTTATAGTGATGCTAATAAAAATTCAAAAGGGTTTTATGAAATACCTATTGGTTTAGAAAGAAATCCTCTTAACGAAAACTTAACAATATTAACACTTGGCGAAATTAACGATCACGTGAACACAATAGCCGAGGATCATCCTGAATTTGAAGGTACAGTTCTAGGAATAAACAACTTAAGAGATATTGGTAATACAACAGAATACGGTAAACGTTTTGTTCAACATACAGGCCCTGTTAACCTATCACTATATCATACAACTAAAAAAGATGCAAGCCTTTATAAAGCATTAAAATATGCTCGTAGAGAATATGCTAAGTTTAAAAGAAACTTTATTTCGTCGGCAACTAACAGTGGATTTTATGGCAGTGCAAAAGATCATGTTGACTTAGTTATAAAAAATATTGTGTCTTCAAACAACTCATCTAGTACTTTTTATTTTAGTGATCTATTTGGGCACGGCGCTGCTATAAAAACAGAACACGATATTGAATATACAGGATCTGCATATTTTACATTATCAAAAGAATTTAGTTTAGATAATATTTCAAACAGAGCAGTAGGTGTTTACAGAAATAAAGAACAACTTCTTTATGGCAGAGATTACACATTTAGTAGTAACTTTGTATATGTTCACCTTGATCTTGAAGTAGGAGATATAATCGATGTTTACGAGTATGAAAATACAAACGGATTGTGTATTCCTCCTACTCCTACTAAACTAGGACTATATCCAAAATATTTTCCAGAAATGTTCATTGATAGAACATACAAACTTTTAGAAACAGATTTTAATATTCCACAAACAGATGATCCTAGTTTAATATCGTTTGATCTATATGATATAAATTCGTTAATTCCAAACAACGAAATTCGTGTGTTTATATCGCCATCTGGGTCAACTAACTTTACTGAAATTACAGAAGGATTTAGTATAACTACAAATCCTGATTTTAGAACTATTAGATTTAATGAACCATTAAACGGCGGCCAAACATTACAAATTAGATATCCAGTTGTAGTAATACAAGGACACGACGGAAGTATTACTAGAGCATATAACGACTATAGAGACGATTTGTTATTAGAACTCGAATACAGAATTTTTAATAATATAAAAGTTGAATACGATGTTAATTTAATTGACATTCATGATTTTATTGGTACAGTTGACCGAGATACTAAAATTAGTAAAACTGAAATTGATAATATCATGCTAGGAGATTTCCAAGAATGGTTAGAAATTGCAGGATCTCCTGATTATACTAATTTTAATTTCTGGAATCAAACTGATAGTTTTACATACAATTATTTTGGTACTAGAGATTCAGAATTTAATAACTTATCTGGATACTGGAGAAACATTTATAAAACATATTTTGACACAGACCGTCCTCATACTCATCCATGGGAAATGCTAGGTTTTTATATTAAGCCTACATGGTGGAATGAAGTATATGGTCCTGCTCCATACACAAAAGATAACCTAATACTTTGGAACGATTTGTCAGAAGGTATTATAAGAGAACCTAGACAACTAATAGTAAGAAACAAAAAGTATATTCGTAATAATCTATTAAATTACATCCCAGTTGATAGTAGTGGTAAACTTTTAAGTCCGTTAGAATGCGGGTTAGTAAAAGATTTTAATATTACACGTACAAGAAACGAGTTCTCGTTTGGAGATCATGCACCAACTGAAACTGCTTGGAGACGTAGTAGCGAATATCCGTTTAGTTTAATAACTGCATGGACATTATTACAACCTAACCATATTATTGGGTTAGGATTTGATAGAAGTCGTTTAATTAGAAACAAAGTTGGAAATGTTATCTATTCGGAGACAAACAAGTGTATACGTTTAGCAGACATAGTTTTTCCTTCAGTATCAAAAGATGAAACTCCTGTATACACAGCAGGACTAATAAATTATGTTGCAAATTATATTTCGGTAAGCAGTTCTAAAAAATACGAAAAATATAAATTAGAGTTAGCAGGACTAAAAAACCAACTTGCTGTTAAGTTAGGCGGATTTGCTGATAAAACAAAGTTAAAACTTGTTCTTGATAGCAGAAGTCCTTTAAACAAAACAAGCGTATTTGTACCAGACGAAAACTACAAAATAGTTTTAAACAAAAGTAACGCACTTGAAACTGCAACATTTAGCGGAATTATAATTGAAAAAACAACATCTGGGTATATAATTTCAGGATACGATAAAAGTAATCCTCAATTCTTATACAATCCACCGAGAGATTTTGCATCCGATCCTGCATTTACAGTAGGTGGCATTAGTGAAGAATATGTAGATTGGAATGCCGGTAGTTTGTATACAAGCGGAACAGTAGTTTTACATGAAAATAGTTACTTTAGATGTAAAGTTAGTCATACAGCATCAAATACATTTGACGAAACTAAATTTTCAAAATTACCAGGATTGCCTATTGTTGGCGGTGTTACTGCAAAATACAGAAAGAACTTTGAAGACACTGTTGAAAAATTACCATACGGAACTTTACTAAAATCTGTTCAAGAAGTTGCAGACTTTATGTTTGGTTATGAAAATTATTTAAAACTTCAAGGATTTAAATTTGAGCATGTAAACAACGATACTGGTGTTCTCGAAAGCATGTTACTTTCGATTAAAGAATTTATGTTCTTTGTAACACAAAACTGGACTAGTGGAACTCTTATTTCTCTAAGTCCGGCTGCAAATGAATTAAGATTTGAAAGAGATTATTATGTTGTTGATGATATATTTGATAACTTCTACGAATATAATATATTAACAGGCAATGGTCAACGACTAATTAATGAATTTACAAGTACATACAGAACTAATGCAAATCAATTTAACATTAGGCCTGTTAATACAGACGATGGCATCTTCTTAGCCAAACTGCCACTAGTACAAATTGATCATGTTGTTTTAATCGACAACGAGACAGATTTTGCAGACGTAATATTTGATACAGTGCCCGGTTATAGACAAGAAAGAATTAAACTTGTTGGATATAGAACTGACAATTGGAACGGCGGTTTAAATATTCCAGGATTCTTCTATAACGAAGTTAAAATTTTAGAGTGGCAGATTTATACAGATTACTCAATTGGAGATATTGTTAAGTATAAAGAATATTTTTATATTGCAAAAGATAAACATACAAGTGATCAATTCTTTAATGCAAATTATTGGTCATTGCTAGACGACGAACCTGCGAGCGAGTTATTACCTAACTGGGATTATAAAGTAAATCAGTTTACTGACTTTTATGATCTAGATACTGATAACTTCGATGTTGAACAGCAACGACTTGGGCAACACCTAATCGGTTACCAGAAAAGAGAATACCTTGCAAATATAATTGAAGATGACGTTAGTCAATACAAATTCTATCAAGGATTTATTCAAGACAAAGGAACAAAAAACAGTTTAACCAAGTTGTTTGATGCATTAAGTAGTGCTGATAAAGATAGTCTTGAATTCTATGAAGAATGGGCTATTCGTTTAGGACAATATGGTGCAATTGATAATTTAATTGAAATAGAATATCAGTTAGATGAAAACAAATATAGAATTGAGCCACAAATTGTAGAATTAGTAACACAAGTTGATACAACAAGAGTTGACTTAGTTTATGAGATTCCTGAATACCAAGTTTATAACAAACCTTACAATTATAATCATTCACCGTTTTCGTTAGTTGATAATACAGAAATTTATACAAAAGACAATGGTTATGTAAGAGACAGCGATATTAAAGGTGTAATCAGTGGCAGAGATGCAATTTCTGCACTTGACATTGATAGTTTACTGATTGGCGATTTTATATGGGTTACAAACGACAATCAAAGTTGGAATGTGCTTAGACATGTTAATACTCTATATTCTGTTGAGAGTGCAACTATAGGACTTCCGGTAGGCTATCAAATAGATAGTAACAACGAAATTCAAGATGGATTTACAATTTATACAGATAGATATACTGATATTAAAGTAGGTGAATATATTGGATTAAAAATTAGATCTATTCCAGAATTAAACGGATTTTGGAAGGTTGTTTATTCAAGTTTAAACAAGATTGGTCTTAAATCTCCTACGCCTTTAAACTTTAACATTGATGAATTTAATGATAGTTCTGTTATTGGTCTAACTAGATTTGTTGAAAGAAGATTTGATAATATCGAAGATGTTAATACAAATATAGAATATCTTCTTTCTGAAGTTGACGATACTATTTGGTTAGATGATGCTGGAACAAGCAGTTGGAAAGTATTTACAAATGAACAAATATTTAAAATCCATCAAGAAATTATAAATCCTGAAGTTGAAGATGATGGATTTGCGGGTTCGTTTTCTGTAAACGAAACTAATACAATCCTAGTTACTAGTAAACCTTTTGCACGTAACAATAACGATGTTGAAAAAGTAGCAATCTATACAAGATTTAACGATTCACTAGATTTAGAATTAAAACAAGAAATTGAAATTCCAGACTATATAGGCAAACTATCCTTTGATGCTTCAACTGCGGTTAACGCAGGCACTGACGAAATTACTATTGACGGACACGGAATTTTAAACGGAGAAATTGTTACTTATTTTAACAATAATAACAGTGAAATAGGTGATCTAGTAAACAATACACAATACTATGTACAAGTAATCGATCTTGATACAATACAACTTAGCACAGATTTAGCAGGATCAAATATTGTAGATTTAGGCGGAGTATTGAGTGGAACACATGACATTGTTTCTTCTGTACACTTGTTTGGATATGATGTTTCTTTAAGTTATGACGGAAAATATCTAGCAGTAGGTGTTCCGTATGCAAGTAACTTGAATACTCTCTATGCAGGAGAATTAGATCCTGTTGGAACTTATCCTCAAGGCTCTATTGTTAGCGACCGAGGAGTCTTATGGCAAGCATTAAGAACAGTCAACGGAGACAACAGCACTATTACTGACATGTCTCAAGATTGGCAACCGATATACCTAATCGAAACAAAAAATATAGGGATTTACAGTGGATTAACACAACAAGGCGCAGTGTGTATATACGAAAAAAACTCAAATGGGTCGTATCAATTAGTACATACTATTTCTAGCCCTGAGCCAAGATCTAATGAATACTTTGGAACAAAGGTTGAAATTAGAAAAACTTCAACAAACGATTACAGATTATTTGTAGGTGCGCCAGGCGAAACTGGCATTGATACTGGCAGAATATACTTTTTAGATAACTCAAATGGTAATTGGAGTTACAGCAGAGATAGAGCATACAAAGGTATATGGAGTAATTTACAAAGATACTATATTGACGATGTTGTATTGTACAACAATAAACAGTACTTGGCATTGCAAGGAACTAATTCACTTTCTCCAGTAACACCTGGAACTAATAGTCTTGTTTGGGAATTACTAACAGATGTAGATAACGACTTTGAAACAAATATGGTTGAGCATACAGGGTACATTCCTCACATTGTTCAAAAATTAGAAGAAGACAACGAAGATGTGTACACTGATGCATTAAACATTGGTACAAAGTTTGACATTAACAAACTAGGTGATGTTCTTGCTGTTTCGTCTGAATATGCAGATTCTAATAGAAAAGTAACAGTTTACAAACATTCTCTAGACAGATGGAAATTTAGCCAAGTAATAGAAACAAATGCAGAAAAAAATGATTTTGGATTGTTTGTTGCAGTAAGCACTGATGGAGACATGATTGCTATATCGGCACCCGACGACGATACTCATGAATTAAATGCAGGTATAGTTAAGGTTTATAAAAATACTTATAACGGAACAAACTATCAGTTTGAAGAAGTACAAACAATTTCAAGTCCGAAA